CCTTCGTTGACTGTTACCGAATCACTAGGGCTTAAGTTTATGTCTTTTTCTGGATCAGAATCAGACATTGTAATATCTTCATCTGGAAATTTATCAATTCTTAAAGCAGATGACTCAGTTATATCTACTGATTGAGCAGGTAACGGACGTGTCTCAATTAGTTCATAAGTATATGAAATAGACGCACCGTCTGTAGAATAAGTTATATCTTGGTAAGAAGATGAGTAACTATAAGATGCTACACTAACAGTTACTGAGACGATGGCTGATAGTGTAATATTAGATACACTAACGTTAGCCATTAGAAATTATCCCGTACTCTAAAGTTCAACGTATCGTAAACTGTTTGAACACTACCGTTGAAATTAATTATAATTTCACCTTCATATTCACCGGGGTCTACGTCCAGAACTCCTCCTGAAAAATCAAAATAAACCTTACCGTCAGAGCCATCAGTAAGTTTAGTTGTAGTAATCGTAGATAGAGTAGTTGTACCGCCTTTAAGTTTAAACTTAATAGTAACAGTAGTTGTAGCTGCTGATAAATCTAATGCAGCATTTCCTACATCATCTCTAAGTGTTAGAGTGATTTGAGGTAATTCATCTCCTTGAACTAATTTAATTGTATCAGCCATAATCTACCTCACGCAAACCTCTGCATCTGTACACGCATAGATGCTTTAGATGCACCGAGATTAGTTCTTGCTCTACGCTCTGCAGTCTTCATAACAAACTGCTTAGCATGATATGTAGCTAACTCTCTATCACTCCATGTTCTATCTGGTAGTACCAGTAAGTGTTGTAGTGCTCCGTGCATAATTACATTTTCTAATTCATCAAGAACTGTTTTATCCATCTTGGTAGCAGTTCTCAACGGTTTAAGACACACTATCATTCTAACATCATAAGTTACAGAATTATCTGGAACTGGTGCTAAAGAAAAATGATCGGGGTCTAATTGTGTTACATATCTAGGTTCTGCCCTCTCATCAATAGCTTGATTAGGCCATTTAGGATACATGTCATACATCTGCTCTAACGTTACTGGAGTGAGTCTATTTTCATTTACAGTAGCCGTTAACACAGCATGAACTTCTGCGTCGTTAGGAGTGTCATACTCATAATCATACGCACCGGGAACTAAACGAATCCTCGGTTGTTCATACCGCCAAGCAAGTGTTTTTTCACACGCTTCTATCGCCGCATCACGAACATATTGTTCTACAATTGGTGTAGGACAACCGGGAACGCTAGGCGACAACCTAGTAACAATACTTAAAAAAGTTCTATCAGCCATTAGACAACATCCTCCTCATCTAGCCCTGCTCGCTCAGTATCAGTTACTTCTCTACTTTGCGCAGCTACACCAAGAGACTGTGTAAACGACTGTTGGAATAACTGTGCACGTTTTGAATTAACGTGTTCGTTGTCAACAGACTCAGCCAAGAAAACCGTAGCATCAATTACAACAGGAAAATAAGCATCTGCTAATAGAGCTACAGTAGTAGTGCCATCATAAGTTGGTGGCGTCTGTGCGTATTCACCGACTAGCACTTGTCCGCTAGGGGCTTTCGGATAAATAAAAAATTTGTTTGCGTTTCTAACATGACGCATATAGTTAACAGCAGCACCTGCAGCATCATTCATCCAAGAAGGGTATGCTTGATCTAGTGCTTCTCTGTTTGTTTCAATAATTCCGTTACCGTTTTTAACTGAGTAAATATCTATCAATCGAATAGAATCAGAAGGCATAGACTGAATAACAGAATCTGCAGTACAAGTGATGTCACCAATATAAGCAAAAAGATCAGGACGCAACACAGCAATACGCTTAAGCGCTTGGTTTGCAAACCCTATTAGTACAGAATCAGAATAACGCTGTGGGCTATTCGTATCCTGTAACAGTCTTCTTACCTCTGTAACGACATCATTCAATATCATTTAGGAAATCCTTTACTTGCTTCTTCCGCAAGGACTTCAGGTGTAGAGTCTCCGTCTTCTGGAATCTCTGTTTCTAAATTTACTTTAGCCTTACGAGTGCTTTGTTTTTTTGTAATAAACTTTTCTGGGAATGCTTGTTCCTCAGTAATTTCTTCGGTGTTAGGATTATCAGCTAGAATTTCATTCCAACCATAAATTTCACCATCTTTAATATTTCTTAACCATCGACCTGCCATCATGATCTCCTTAATCCTTTAACTCTTTTAGCCTCCCCTGCGGGTTGACCCAAACTCTTTTTTTGTGCAATGCGACTTTTCTTTTCGGAAGCAGTAAGTTCGCTTGAGGTTTTAGGTGTGTCTTTAGATACTCGTTTAGATGGTCTACAATAAGGTGTACCTCGTTTCTCACCTTCACTACGACCGCAGGGTTTACCTGTACGAACATCTACCCACTTCTCCTTAAACCAGCGCTTAAGCTTTGCTCCTTCTTCAGTTTTGCGCACAGCCATATCTTAACCTTTTTTACCACGTTTTGACGTCTTTGTATTCTTATTTTTAGAGTTCCCCCAATTAGACGCTCCAACTTTTCTACATTTAGCTAACGCACCTGATGCGTAAGCAGAAGGCCAAACCTTATACGCTTTTTTTACTTTAAAATAACATGCGTCTTTAGTAGCCATAATATCACCATTTTTTACACGACCAATATCGTGCTGTCATTTTTGACGGAGGGTTACTATCACAACCGTGTCTCGCTCGAAACGATTTACGGCGATTAGGCTGGTCTTTCTTAATAGTCATATTGGCATCACCAAACCGGATAATTTTTTCTTTTCCGTTTTGACATGCTTTAACTACAAACTTTTTACCACCCTGTACTTGACGCTTTGGCTTATTACAAGCCATCTTTGATTTATCAATAGCCACCCGTCACCTCCTATAAGAAGGGGGGGCCGAAGCCCCCCAGTCTATTTAAGAGCAGTCAACCATTACAACTGTCAAAGACATAACCGCTGCGTCTGCTGCGTTAACAGTAACAACATCGATTGTATCTTCTGCAGTGTAATACTTACCATCTGCGTAGCCAGTAGGAGTACCTGCTGACGGAGCAAGAGAGTAAGCTGCTGCCGCATTAGCGTTAACACCATCAAGGTAACCATCAGGGTCAGTGCCGTCACCGACATCAACCGTAAGAGTGCCACCTTCTGCAGTAGTAACATTTAGAACTACCGAAGTAACCAGCGTGTTAGCTGGAACTTTGATAACTTCTAAAATATCACCTGCAGCTAGTGCTGTTAGACTTGCTGCTGAACGTGCAGTAGTAATTGCTGCAAAGTCCAAGTCTACTGTGATTGCGGATACCTTATTGATACCTGCTGCAACGTGAGCTGCACCAGTTCCAAGTTGATAACCTTTTCCATCGTTATATGTAGCCATAGTTCAGTCCTCCTTATACGCTTACAACCATAGTTGCTAGAGCTTCTGGCTTAACTACTTTATAGCCATAAACTTGCAAACCACGGATGATGTTACCGAAAGTAGTCTCTGAACGGATAGTCTCCATATTTGTCATCTGAGATGCAAAAGTGAAGCCCATCTTATGACCAGCCATACAGCTAAACTCAGCACCTGATTTGTACAGGTTGTGAGATACATAAACTGTGAATCGGTCAATCATACCAAGTCTACCGTTTCTCAAAGGTGAAGTGCTGTCACCAGTGATAGAAGCATCTTTCAAGTCTGATTGCTTGATAAGACCCGCCATCTTAGCTGGAATGATAAGGAAACGATCCTGTTCAGGACAGTTAGCCTCATCCAACACAGTACCTGCGTCGACGATAGAATCGATAACATTCGACTTAGTTAGAGACAATGGAGTACCTGCAACACCTAGATTTAGGTTGCCAGAGATACGACCAGCTGAAGCACCTTTGTTAGCTGAGCTAACGTCGGGCAACAAATCAGTCAACACACGCTGGTCAATCTTGATCTTCATACGCTCGGAAGCGTCTTTAGACCACTGATCCATCAGTGCAATGTCAGACTGAACTTGGTCAACGTCATCTTCAACACAAGCAAAGTATTCACCTTTGTCGATAACAAGTTGTAGTTTCGCTTTGTCAGGGTTTTCAACTGCAAGAGTTTGTCCCTTAACATACGTTTTGATGGTGATTTCTGGTGTAGTACGGATATTAACCGTATCTCCCATCTGACGGATTTCACCTTCATAATCCGTGTTCGAGATTGCTGCGAGCACTGTAGCGTCGTAGAAATTCTCGATCAGTTTCCCACTCCAGATTTCTGGAATGAAATTGCCGCTATAATTGGGGCGACCCCCTGATACTGCAAAAGCCATAATGACCTCCTTTTAATTAAGCAGTTATGATGCGACCTTCCCGCTGTGCAGCGAAAATGTCACGTTCAATTCGACCTCTTTCATCTTCCCTGCCTTTAAACTTTCCTTTACGAACATCTTCGAAAAATTTCGAAATATCCGCTGGGGAGTAGTTCTGACTTGCTTGAGTTGTAGGTTTACCAGAACGTCCACGTCCCGGTGCAACTTGTTTTTCAAGCTGAGAGTTTGAAGTTGGTCGGTTCTCACGAGCAGCTTCGGGTACTCCAAATTCCTTTTGCCAAGCCGCAAAGAAACTCGCTACACGTTTAACATCTAGATTAGCTTGCGCATCTTCTAGATACGTTTGACGACTAATACCAGTTAGAGGGTCGACTGCTAACAACCAAGACTGAAAGTCTGCATTGTTATTAATGTCTTGCCAATTTGGTACCGCATTGGAAAGTCCAGACCAAAACGTTTGTTCGCTAGATGCTTTCTGCTGTGCTTGTACTTGATGTACTTGAGGCACAACACCTTGTATCTGCGCGATCATTTTTTCCAACTGTGCAATACGCCCATTTGCTGTATTGACTTCTTCCCTAGCTGCTCGACGCATAACGTCAATCGAATCCCCATATTCCTTCATATCAGCATCCGTAATTAACGGATCGTTTGATACTTCAGGCTGAGCAGGGACTTGATTCTGCATAGTGCTAAGTAATTGTTCCAGTTGGGATACTCGGTTTTGCATTTCACGGTTGTGCGCGTTTAAACGCGGAACATCTGCGTTATACATACCTTGTAACGTTTTGTACTTTTGTTCCCAAGTTTCTTTTGGTTTAGTGTCTGTTTGATTTTGCTCAGAAACCTCAGACTCAGGTGCCTTTTCATTAACACTGTTGGAAAGCTGTTCTACAGGTTTCTCATCAGGTACTACAGATGCCTCGGCATTTTCTGCCTGTACGTTTTCTGTTTCGCCGTTGAGTTCCTTGTACAATGCTTGTACGTCCTCAGACTGTTTTTGAACTTGCTTTGGTATTCCCATAATCGCTCCTATCGGTGTGCGTAATTAAAAGCAGGCTGTCATTTTGACTTTGCCGCCATTTCAGGGGACTCTACTATGAGCTTAATTAGCTCTAACAAAACCTGACACCGCCCCTGTGCAAGTGCCACATTCTGTGTAGCGTTTGGTAGCCGCGATAACTCATCTGATCCCCATTCCTGAATAAACTGTGCGAACTCAGGATATTGGTGAACAATTTGAGCTACTGCTTTGACAACTTCAAGATCAGGTCTTTTCATCTAACCCTCCCTGCGCCACCGTTGCCAACTGTGTTTGCTTCCATTCCACCCTTGGGAGAACCATCAGGCTGTGTAGCTTGAGCTTCTGCCTGCTGTTGAGCAGCCATGATCTCAGCCTTAACTTTATCCTGATAACCTTCTTTTTCCCTAGATGGAACAATGTCATCCACAGGCATTTGCAACCCTTTGGCAATTTCACGAAGAATCGCGGAACGACCTTTCTTACCAACGATCTCCATATCGATTTCGTTGGCGGTTGCGTTAAGAAACTCAATTCGACGCATGTTGACAGTTTCCTTGACAGCAAGGTTAACTGCACCTTTCGGCATGATATCAACATCGCCTTTGATACTTTCATCTTCATCATATCGCATGTTATACACAAATTGACGGTGAACAATAGGTTTAATAATGTCACTATCGATGTGCATAACTACTTGACGTATCCCCTTACCGGCTGACCCCATCAACATAGATAACCCTGATGCAGTACGTCCTGCTCCCTGAACATTCAGGTCACCATAAACATAAG